TTAGTCTACTGTTACGTATATTTTTTTTTGGAGATTTTTGAAGAAAGAAAGAAAAGTTCATAAAAGAAAGAAAGAACTAGTTATATATAATATAGAACTGTATATAGTACTGTATATAGTACTATACTGTTAAAATACAACAGAAAAATTTAAAAGTCAATATTGTTTTTGAATATTATTAATTGTATATTTACGATATGTTAAAAGTAAAGATTATCAAAGGTAAGACTCATTATCTGTATTCATCAATCGAAAACTACGAGCATGAACGTAATAAAAAAGACGTTAAATTACAAAACTGGCGATTCGGCAATACTGGAGAGTGGGTTCTTACCGATGATAATTGTGTTGTACAAATTCTAAAATGTGGAATAATTAATAAAAAAGAAAAATATATAAGAGCTATTACTGGGTCTTATATTGTAAGTGGTAAAAAAGAAATGTATGGCACTATACCTGAAAATATTTATACATTCAGTGGAACTAATGAGTACAAAAGATTCTTAAAAAAGAATGACTCTACAAGTAAAGAATGTATATTCGCACAGTATGTTGCAATTGGCAGTGACCCTATTGATGCGTACTTAAAAACGTACAGTACAAATAATAGAAAGTATGCAAGTGTACAAGTAGGCAGGTTATTAAAAACAAGTAGGATAAAAACTATGATAAAAGAAGAAATTAAAAAAGTATTAGACGATGAAAATGTTAGTCCCAACTATATTATCAGGCGTTTTAAGCAAGTATGTGAACAATCTGAAAAAGATGGTGATGTATTGCGTAGTTTGGAGTCTCTTGCTAAAATTTCTGGTTTATTTGAAAATAATCAAGAAAAACAACAACAATTAACTGTTTGGTCGGGTTTTACGCCAGAGCAATTAGCTGGGGTAAAGGGGGAACAGGTACTTTTACATGGTGAAGTTAGTGAAAATGAATAAAAAGATATTATTTGGTCGCTCAGGTGTTTCTAAAGAATATATTATGTCTTCTCTTGAAGACAGTATGGATGTAAATGATTTTTGTACTGTCTGTAGTGAAAATTTATATTATAAAGAAGATATAACGAAAAGAATTGCAATATTGAACGATAATGGCAGTGAAGTTATTGGGTGGTGCTGTCCTAATTGTTTTACAGAATTTGATATGGAAGACAACATAAAAGTTTTAATGTCAAAAAGCGCAATACAGGCAGAAGGATAATATGCCGAAATTTGGAAAACGTTCAAAAAGACGTATGGAGGGTATTGACCCTAAACTTCGTAAAGTTTTAAATGAACTTATTAAAATTATGGATGTAACAATTATTGAGGGTATTAGGTCGGAGGCTAAACAGAATGAATATTTTAAAAAAGGAAAAAGTAAGATTGATGGAATTATCAAGAAAGGTCAGCACCAGATTGGGAAAGCCGTTGACCTTGCTCCGTATCCTATTAACTGGGGCGATATTGATAGGATACATTATATGGGGGGTATGTTAATAGGCATTGGACATTCTCTTGGCTATAAATTGCGATGGGGCGGTGACTGGGATAGAGATGGTGAAGTTGGTGATAATAGTTTTGATGATTTAGTACATATTGAGATACGAGATGCCTAACAAATCATCTAAAAAAAGAAAGTGGGATAGTCATAAACGATATGAAGAAATTAAACGCAGAAAGAGAGAAATGCGTATTAAGAAAAAAGAAATGAGGAATAGACGTTTATAATGCCTCCTTCAAATAAGTATCGTAAAATACCAGATAGTATAATTCAAGGTTTGTATCTTGAATATCGTGATGAGATAAAAAAATCTATTGAAAATTTACATTCTATTAATCCATCTTATTTTTTTACTGATGATATTACAGATTATATGAAAAGTTTAGATACGAGGTTTATGAGAGGAGATGTAAAAGGTGGTATATATGCTGATATTGCTTCTGATAAATATTGGGAGGAAAATGAATACGATGCTCAGGCAGAATATCTTCCGGGTGGGAATTTAGACGACCAAAAGGCTAGTTTAAATTATAGAATGGAGATTACTCAAGACGATGAAGGTGAGTTATTTCGTACACCAACAGACATAAAATTTGAACATGGCACTCCAGATACAATGCGTTTTAACAATTATATTTTTGATGATATTGGATTTGGATGGGGTCTGCCAATTTGGAGAAAACAATTAGCAGAGACATTTATACATGAATTTGTTCATGGGAGGCCAGGAAGAGAATCTGATGTATATAGCGCACAATCTGTCCCTTTTGCAGATTTTGGTGATAAGAAACTTATAGATTATAAATTTTTGATAGCCGATAAAGATAATCCAATGGGTATTGGCTCTGGTTTAACACATGATTTCTTAGACCAAACAGATTTCCAATCTGCTATTTTATTAGATGCTTTAAAAGACGTAGATTTTACAGATGAAGGAAACTTTCCTGCGTTGCAAAAATTAATAGATTGGCAGAGTTATAAGTAATGGCTAATTTAAATTTAAACGGTAATGTCAGTAAAAATGAAGAGTTACTTCATCTTGCATATAAAGACCTTATTACATTTGGCAAGATGTTTTCTCCACAGGATTTTCTTGCAACAGAAACGCCTCAATTTCATCGTGATGTTTGTAAACTTCTTTTAGATAAAAAGATACAGCAATTAGCATTGATTCTTCCACGTGACCACGCTAAAAGTACTTTAGCATCAAATGCTATATTACACAGATTTGTGTTTAATGATAAAGATAGTGAGCCTGAGTTTATCTGTTGGGTGGGTGAAGCTCAAGACCAAGCGATAGATAATATAGCATGGATACAGAATCATATAGAAACTAATCCTGCTATACATTATTATTTCGGCGATTTAGAAGGAAGCAAGTGGACTAAATCTGATATAATTTTATCAAATGGCTGTCGAATGATTGCTAAGGGTGCATCACAAAGATTGCGTGGTAAAAAGCAACTTAGTACTCGTTATACAGGGATAATACTCGATGACTTTGAATCAGAACTTAATACAAAGACTCCAGATGCTAGGTTTAATATGAAGAATTGGGTAACTGCTGCTGTTTATCCTGCTATTGATTTTGATAAAAAAGGTTTTTTGTGGTGCAATGGAACTGTTGTTCATTGGGATAGTTTTTTGAATAATATACTTACAAGTGCTAGAAGTGCCAAAAAGAATAATGAAACTTTTGCTTGGGAAGTATTTACTAAAAAAGCAATAGAAGACGGGAAACCTATATGGGAATCCCGTTGGAGTATGAAAAAATTAGATGAACGTAAAAAGTTCTATATAGACAGTGGTACTCCTGCAAAGTTTTATCAGGAATATATGAATCAGGCGAGAAGTCCAGATGATGCTATATTCTCTGAAACGCATATTACAGAATCTTTGTATAAAGGTTCATTAAGATGGGATGGAGAAAAAGGCAGTTGGTATATAAAAAGTGATGAAAAGAATGTATATGTTAATATTTACATGGGTATAGACCCTGCTTCATCTGTTGCTGACCGTCGTGATTATTCTGTTATAATGGTTGTTGGGGTATCTGAAGAGCATGATTATTATGTTATTGAATATTGGAGAAAAAGAACTTTGCCTATGGATTGCGCCACACAGATATTTAAGATTGCAAAACAGTATATGCCTATAAGAAGAATAAATATCGAAACAATCGCATATCAGGAAATGTTAAGAGATTATGTTATGCGAGAAAGTAAACGCAGAGGTATGTTTCTTCCCGGTATCGAACAGGGGATAAAAGGTTATACTCAAAAAAAGAAAGATAGGTTATTTGAAGGTTTACAACCATTGTTCAGTCAAGGCGCAGCTCATCTTAAAAAAGAACATATTGATTTTATTGATGAACTGTTAGATTTTCCTAAAGGAGCTCATGATGATATTATAGATGCTTTCTGGTTAGCAATTCAATATACACAGGGTTATCAAAAGCCAGGTGGGACCTTCAAAGATAAAAAGAAAGAAAAGAAGTCGTACAGTAAAGTTTATAATTGGATGACAGGTATGAGAAAAAATAGTTTGCATGTATAATTCTTTTATGTTATATTGTGAATGTATAGGAACATATAATATTATGTCTAACTACATAAATATGAAAAGGAGTTATTAATGGGTGAACACAGAGTTTCTACTCCAGATGAGCAACGACAAAATGGAAACAGACAGGGATTTTTAGGAGGAATACTTCAAGGTTTATCTAAAATCTGGTCAGATTCACGTATGGATGTCGGACAAGCAGAGCCTGAGTATAGTAATAGTTTTGGTCAAAGTCCGCAGGACAAACAAATGGGGCAGCTTATTAAAGATTTGGGTATGGGGGGTAAGATGTATGCAGATTATTCTCAACAAGGAAATTATAGTCCTGGGCATGAAGAAGATTTTGATGAGGAACAAATGTTAAACACTTCTCTTATTGGACCATTATCGGGATATTTATTTGAATTAAAACAAGCAAGAGATTCGGGTAGTTGGAGAACAGAAGATAGTCCGGGTAAATTTAATCTTACTAGCCCAGAAGTGCCTGGAAAAAATGTGTCCGATGAACAATTAATGAAAATAGCTCTTGATACTGTGCATCAAGGATATAAACAAAATACACTTATGAACCCAAGTATGTTGCCAAAAGAATGGTCTGGCAGGACTGCGGGTGGTGAAGTTTTTGATGAAGAATTATCGAATGAGTCATATGATAAGTGGTTTGCAAGATATGGTTATGGAAAAGAAAAAGGTAGAAGTCAGCAACCAAATAATATAATGGAAGCTTTAATTGGACTGCCTAGATAATGGCAGAAAATAGAATACCAACAGACGAACAAGCTTCTACAATCCAAGATACTTTCCGTAGATGGTCAGATGCCAGAAATGACTGGGATTTACATGCTAGGGAAGATATTGACTTCTATTTAGGTAATCACTGGACTAAAGAAGAGACTGATAATTTAGAATCAATAAATCAAAGTAATGTTGTTATGGATAGATTGTATTCTGCTATTGAGCAGTTTAAAGCTATTATAACTGCAAGACCTCCTTCGTTTAGAGCATATCCTAGAGAAGATAGTGATAGCAAATTGGCAAATGTATGGAATGGATTGTTAGAATATATATGGGATATATCCGATGGCAATGAAGTATTTAAGCAAGTTGTCCATGATTATGCTATAACTGGGTTGGGTTATTTTCATGCTTTTCTAGACCCTGAAGCAGATTATGGGCGTGGTGAAGTTAAATTTACATGGGTTGACCCATTCAGAGTATATGTAGACCCAAATTCTCGACATAGATATTTTGATGATGCTAGTGGGATGATATTGTCTACTATATTGTCTAAACCACAACTTTTGAATACATATCCACAATTAGGTGAAGTACCAGAAGGTTATGAACTGCCGATGATAGAATTGATTGATAAAGGATTAGAATGGAAGGGTGAAGATTTTCCAAGTTCTGGTAAGAATAGTTCAATAAGCGGTGCATTTACTCCAGATATGATAAAAGATGCTGATTGGGGTGGGGCTGGAAGAGACAAGTATAGAGTTCTTAATTATTATGATAAAATTAAAGTTCCTTATTTTAGAATTATTGATAAACGTGAAGAAATGCAACAGCAAATAAATGAAATTATAGTTGATTATGAAAAATTTAAAGTTATGGGAGAAGACGGAGCTTTTGCAGCAGCCGTAGAAATGGGTGATATAGAATATATAGAAGTTACCCAGACAAGAATTAGAGAAACGTCAACAGTTGGACAAGTTGTTTTATATCAGCGTGTGTTGAATACAGATACTTATCCAGTTATTCCAGTTCCAAATGTATGGACTAATACTCCATACCCAATGAGTGACGTTCGCAAGGGGAAGGATATGCAGAGATTCCTTAATAAGATGCATTCCCTTCTTACTGCACATGCTC